ATGTCACTCCGGCCACCTGCGTCACTATTGCTTTGCTGAATACCTGCCTGATAATCGCGCTCTGCGTCATAATAACGCAGCGAGACATGGACCGGAATATTGGCCGCCGGTGGCATGGCATGTTTTGGTTTTTCCAACGCACGCCCATTTTCTTCAACCGCAATGTCGATGCTGTGGACAAAATCCTGCTGCACGCCGACATCCCGGATAACAAGATGGCTGTCGCAAACGACAAGTTCCAACGGACAACTATCCAAAATCGGCGCAACAGCTTCCCTCACGCTCGCGCCGGCAACGGCAAAGCCAATAATCTCAAGCCCGCTTTGGGTCGCAATGTCGCCATTCGAAACCGTTGTCAGCAAGGCGGATAACGCCAGCGGCTCGTCGCGTTCAAAAATCTCGAAGGTGAACGACGGTATGCGATTGCCAAATTCGGCGAGCTGGAGATCTTCGAAAACAACATAAGCTATGCCGCGATGTGCAGGGCATTGCCCATGCGCCTCGGCCGAGGCCAATAAAGGATCGGACCGCTGATTTTCCTGACCTTCATGCACACGCATCTGGGCATCAATTTTTAAGTCATCATTTACACCACGGATAAGGTTGCCATCAGCCCATATGCGGCCAATACGCGCGATTGGCCTGCTCGATAGCGCCACGGCAAGGCTGACGCGGTAGCTGTAATTCACCGTTGAAGGCCGCCCCTTGCCACCACCGCTTTTCGTCCGCTGTTCAATCAAATCTGTGGACCAGATGACGGTGCCCGCTACCCGCATGGCGCCAAATATACCGGGGATTTGCGAACCATAGCTGGATGTCTGGACCGCCAGTTCTTTCAGCCGGCTCCCCTGTCGGGCAGGCGGCGCGAATATTTCTGCATCGATCTGTTGGCCAATGAAAGCGCCAATCGCGCCGCCAATCGGTCCACCAATCGCGGAACCTACGGCGGTCAAAACAAGCGTTGCCATATCAGTCTCCTTGAAAGCGCCATTGGGTGATGTTGCCATAAGGCAGCGGCAGCGGGGTCAATACGACGCGGCCCAAACCCACATGCGCATGCACCGCACCGACGTGTGCCAGCACCGCAAAATGAATGTGTCGGGGCCCGGGTCGCAGCAGCAAAATGTCACCCGCGATCCACGATCCATCGTCAACATTCCGAAATTTTGAGTCCGTAAAAAAAGCCTGCACGCGTCCTTCAAAATCACCGCGCAGGCGATAATCTGTGGGTATTTCGAAACGATAGCCAGCTTCGAAAAGACAGGCCGAAACGACGCCAACACAATCAAGCCCGGTTTCCGGCGAACGGCCATGCAATCGGAACGGCGCACCTAGGCATGTCAGCGCACAAGCAGCGATGCTCGCTTGGGACTTGGTCTGCGGCGGCTGAAGCCTAATTGCCACCGGGGTAACGGGTAAGTAGGTCATTGCCGGGCAAATAAGGCTCGCCGCGAAAGTTCGCACCATTGCCGAAGCGCCCCGCACATGTGGACATGATCTTGTCACACCCTTGCGTCAGTTCGATCAGGTCGCCTGCTTTTGGCACATGAAACGGGGCGCTATATACATAAATCTGTGTGCTTTCATGACCTGCAATTTTCGCAGTCGACCCGCAATTGGGACCGGTAAGCCATCGCAATTCGCCATAGGCCAAATGCCCGTCGGCAATATCCAAGGGTGCAGCGATCGAAATCCGGTTGTCATCTCCGCTTGCTACTTCGGCAAGATGCCGAAAACGTGCACTGTTCAGGCCACAGGCCGCATCGCAAAATCGTGCGCGACAAGATGGAGACGTTTGCGGCGCCACGGCTTTTTCCAACCGCGCTTGCAAGCCAACAAGCTCGGCCTCAAACGCATCATCGGTGAAGGATACTGCGCCCAATTCCCCGGCGGCCAACACGCGCTTGCCGCTTGCGGGCGCGGTCCAGTCAAACAGGAAAATTTCCAGATACGCCCCGTTCCAACGTCCAGCCGCAAGATCATCTGCGCAGATGTCATCGGATGTCAGCGCGCCCGATACGTCCAACCCATCCTTATCCAGGCCAGCGCTTTGCATGACCGTCGTTGGCTGCATTCCGGGGCTTGCGCGCAACAATATGCCATCATGCGCGACATCGACATCATGCGAGGTAAACCCCAATGTCACCCCGTCGGCCCGTTCCAGCCGCCAGCCATAAGCAACGCTGGTCAATGGTCCTTCCATCCACGCGTCCATCACACCGCTTCCCGGATTTCGATCAACGGAATATTGGGCATATCGCCTGCACCAAATGTCGCCCGCGCCATATCCATTTGGTCGGAGGCAAAGCGAACCGGAACGTCGAAACGATATCCAGCGGTCACGGCTGCGCCAGCAGGCGGTGCCGCGGCAAAGCTTACGACTCCACCTACCGCGAGCGACCAGCCCGTCGCCGTCACGCCATTCACAGCAACCAGGACCGATGCCGCAACCGGTCGGGTAATCCGGCGCACTTGGCCATCCGCCCCATAGGTTTTTAGCAAGGGAAACGCCGTGCGCACCCCGTCGCCCAACCCAAGACTTTGATTCAACATATTGGGGTTGCCCGTCATCCCGTTCGAGCTGTTATCGAACGGGTCAGTGAAGCGAAACCCGACCGCCGGGCCACGCCGTGCGCGAAAGAAAGACAGCAATTGCCCCAACTCCGCTTCGGACCGCACGCCCGGACCAACATCATAGCTTAAACGCGCATTGCTCCAACTGCTGTTGCGCCGTTCATGGCCCGAAAGCGTGGTGACAACATTGGTTGAAAATGCGGCAGTCACTTCTGCCTCACGCCCGATTTGCAGCGGAAAAAGCACATCATCAAATTCCTGCACCGCGTCCTCCTGTTGCCCAATTTCAAAATAGGTAAAGCCATCGCGCGCGACCTGCGGCAGCGCCCAGACATAAGTTTGTGCCGCACCGCGCGCGCGGCTTTGCGCTGCGGCAAAGGCAATTTCGCCCCATTGCGCTTTGTCTTCGGGCCGAAGGACGAAACCGGTGAAATAATGCTGCTGCGCGACAGGATAACCCAGGCGCGTCGCCATCAACGGAACCGCCCGCCGCGTCGCCCCATGATTGCCCGTGATGACCCAGTCATAATCTTCAAGCTGCAACACATCGAACGCGGGCTTGGCCCAGTCCAATGGCACGTTCGCCCGCATGGCCTCAGGCGCATCGGCGTCCAGCACCGTGGGCAAATACACCAGCAATAAAGTCTGCGCGCCTAAGCTTCCGGCTTCCGCCCGCACGGCATCGCAGATCGATGCTGTGGACGCGGCAAGCAACTGCCCCGCTTTGTCCAGCATCGCCTTTTGCGCCGCCGTTTTGGGGCCCTTTATACTCTCGATGCTCACAGAAAGCGCCCCAAAGGCCGCAGTCGCCGCCGTATCATATAGGCAAATCCGCTCGTCGGGCATGATCCACCACCACGGCTCGCCTATCTGGAACTTCACCGGCAATCCGGCGTCTTTCAATATCGCGACAAAGGCCCGCGCAACGGCCTTCAGGTAATTCATCGCGCCTGCATGCGCTGGCGACAACAATGTCGATGGCGGCTCCCAACCCGTCAGCGCCGGGTCACCGTTGGCCGCGCGTTGTTTCCAGTCATTCCAGCTATGCGCGTCAAACAATTCATAACTTAACGAAAAAATCAGGTCGAACCCAAGCATCTTGGCTTGCGCGGCAAAGCTGCTGTGCCAGCCGATGCAGGGCTTATTCAACGCCCCGCCCGTTAAGCTTACATAATGCGCATTGCCCAGCTTCTCTAACCGAAAATAATGGCTCATGCCGACATAATGGTTGATCGTCCCGCGATAGCCCAAGGCAAGAATTTGCCGCAATAGCCGTGCTGGCGTCTGGTTATAGGCATCATCATAGCCCGTCGCCATTTTCAGGTCATGTTCGGGGATCATCACATCACCCGTATCGAGCATCACGCCCGCGCCATCGCAGCGGATTTCGGACAATTCGACCCATGCTGAGGCTGGCGCAGCAAGGTTGCCCGGCTGGCCCGTATAGCTTGGCGGAACGAGCGAAATGAACATCCGGTCAATGTCGCCCGCAAACACAGGGTCGCGCTCTTGCGGCAATAAAAACCCGCCAGAAAGATCGCTAAAATCGAGGACAATCTCTGCGTCCTGCGGCGTGCCAACGGCATAATTCCACAACCGCACATACCAGCTTTTGGCCGCACCATTGGCGTCGCGGCCAGATATGGTCAGCGTCGGGCCGTTGACAGCATTCAATGGCATGATACCTTCAGACCGCCACCGGAAACTGATGGTCAGCCGTCGGTAATCGCGGTTGGTTTCATAAGCGAGCAATGGGTGGTCCCATGCATCGACGCTGTCCCAGATCAAGCCCGCCAGATCATCACTGCGATAAAATACCGCGTCTGCGCGCAAGGATTCCGGGCCAGTCGTCACCACCGACGCCATCATCGGGCGTGGAAAATTCACGGTCCAAAAGCGCGGGTCGAAGCGCATGACGGGCGTTGATTTTTGCTGCCGTCTTTTGTCGCATAACCAATATGCCATGGCTTAATCCCGCGCCAGGGCTTGGCGGACGGCACGCGCGACATGGCGCGAGGACCGTTCCAGCGCAGCAGGCGCAGTGCCACGTGCATCCGACACGTTGATTGTCATCCGCACAACTGTCGTCGTGCCGGACGCGGCAGACGCCTCAATACGCCCGCTGCTCGTGGGGACAAACAACTCAGGCCCGCGTTCGCCGACACGATAGGCCCGGCCCGGCGACACGGGGCCGCCCGTCGCGCGCCCCGGCGCACCCAATGCTGCGCCAAGCAATGTCCCCAATGTGCCAAGCAGGTTGCCAGCGCCGTCGCCACTGCCCCCATTCAAACCCGAACGAATGGCCGCAGCCGCAATTTCCGATAACACTGACAACGCCACACGGCGTAAATCTTCAAAGCTGAATTTGCCGCGTTGAATTGCGCTCGTCAGCCCGCGTTCAAGCGCGGCACCGGCGCGTTCCAACCCGTCGGTAAATGGCCCGTCGAGTTCCGCGCGCATCGCGGCAACGTCGCTTGCAAAGGCGCGGGTGTCCGCGCGCACCGACACGACCAGCCGATCAATTTCTTCATCCATCATGTCTCTCCGCTTGGGCTATCTGGAAACCGCGTCATCAGTCGGTGCATAATGTCTGGGCTTGGCGGCGCTTCGCCATCGCCCGCCATCGCTTGCAATATGCCCAGCAATTCGCCGGGTGTGGCGTTCCAAAAGTCATCGGGCCGCCACCCCAATGTCAGGGCCGTGCGCGCTGCCAATCGGGCCGCGACATCGGCAAAGGTCATTGCCCGCTCAATATCTGGCCAAGTAGAATTTTCAGCGCGGGCGTCATCGCCGAAAGCCCGACCTTGGCAACGCTTTCGCTGAACCTATCGCGCGTCATTTCGGCGTCGGCGTCATAAAGGCAGTGCCAGAATAGAGCGACCATTTCGGATAGCTTCAAATTGCCCGCCGCCGCCCGCTCGACAAGCGCGAACAAAGGCCCCAGTTCCTCCTCTGCCGCGACCAACGCCGCAAAGCTTGGGCGCAAAACGACCGCCCCGCTTTCCAGCAACAACGACGCTTCGCCGCGCGCTGCATTTGCCGGCCGCCTCATAAGGACGTTACCTGTCCGCTGCTTTCCAGCGCCAGCGTGTAGGACCGCTCCCCATTGAAATCGCCGGCATAATCGAGCCGTGCGACCAGAAATTTTCCGCGCAGCTGCTCCCCACCTTCAAAGCTTAACTCATAATCATCCAACTGCCCCGAAAGCGCGTTGTTTTTGATCCGCGTCTCAGCAGACGACCCTGTAAAAACGCCTGCCCCTGACACCGACACCGACCGCACACCCGCGCCCGACAACAGCTCACGCCACGCGCCGCTGCCCTTATGGGTGATGACCACCGGATCGCCATTGATCGACAATTGCGTGGTGCGCAGGCCAGCGACCGTTGCGTACACTGGCGGCGTTGCGCCATTGCCAACCTTCAACAGGAAGGCGCTTCCTTTTTCTACTGGCATATGCCCTTATCCTTTCAAGAATGTCCGCGCATCGGCGGAGAAATTATGTGATTTAGACGGCAAGCAATCGGACGCGGTGCTCGACCAGCCCGGCCCATGGCCCCGCCGGATCGCGCAGTATAATCGACCGCAGGAAGACAAAGCTCGCGATCCGCCAGCCAGGCAAATCACGTGGGATCGCCACTAAGGCATCGTCAACATGGCCCATAAGGTCCGCCAGCCGCGACGCGGCCTCGCCATCATCCCACACCGTAAACGCCAGCCGGATTTCACGCCCCTGCTGCGTTTTCGTCCCCCAATCGGTCACCAACCCGTCGGTGACCGCGACATAAGGAAAGTCGGCACGGGGCGGCGGGCCGTCATAAATGCCCTTCAGTTGCGCGGCCAACACCGGGTGTGCCGATAGCGCCGCCACGGCAGCGGCTTGCAAGGCTTGCACTGCATCGCTCATCGTCCGAAATTCCTTAATTGCGCGTCGTCCAGCATCCGGCGGCGCAGGTTTTTGGCCACTAAAGTTACGCCTTCGTCACTACGTTCGGCGTGCACGTCTTGCGGCAAGTCAGTTGCCATCAATCGGTCGCTGATCCGCTGCACGCGCGCTGCTCCCAAGACGTCGGCTTTGGCCGTCAGACGGTCGGCGTTCATCGCACTTCTTCGCAGGTCAGGTGCATTTGACCGGGCGTCTGCGGGTCACTTAAGGCCCCGCGCACCGCCAGATATTTGCCCCGCCATGTCAGCCTTGTACTTAGGCCAAGCCCTTCGCGTTTGCGCAACGTCACCCGCCAACGCGGCAGTGCCGACAAGGCATCGCCGCGCGTCAGATCGGCGGGCATTAACGGTGAAACCGCCGCCCATGCCTGCCCATCATAGCTGTAATTGCCTACTGCGCCTGCGCGGCTGTCGCGTGTGCTCAGGCGCGTTTCAATCACGACACGTTCGCGCAACGTGCCTGCAAACTCCCCACTCATGGCAATTGTATCCGGCGGAATGGGAGCAACAACGCCATTGCAGCGGCAGGTGGGCCAGCATCATCGCTCGCATCGCGGTTGTTGTAAAAATATGCCGTCAACCGCAGCAAGCCAAGCCGAAGTGACTCCGGCAGGCTGGCCCAATTGGCCGATAGGCCAGCGATAAGCGATACCTCCGCACGTCCCGCAATGCCGGGCTGTAGCACCCGGAAATAGGCTTCTCCGCGTGAGCTGATCTTTGCCTCCCACGCCGACGCTGCCATGGGAAAGCTTGCGCCCTCTGCCGGAATGCCCGTTACGCCCACGATTGACTGCACGGGCATGGCTTGCAGTATTTGCCAGCCCGACCCTGTCGTGACCATATCCTTTGCACCACGACGGATCAGTATCTGCCGCGTGAACTGCTCGGCATGTTCAATGGCGGCGACGGCGCAAGCGGCCAGCACATTGTCATCGGTGCCCGCATCGACACGCACATAGGCCCGAACCTCGGCCAGCATGACGCTGTCAAGGCCGAGCGGATCAAGGCTCAACATCTGATGTTCCTTTGAAATTGGGGAAGACGCGCTACCGGGGTTGCGCTATTCTAGCCATATCGGCTTTTGATGTTATGTGTTTTAACCAAAATTGGCCTCTGCCCATCAACGCAACGGGCAGAGGCCAAAATGTTTACGTCAATGAAAAGCGCATCAATTTGATCGCCGCCGAATTGATCAGCGCGCCACCAATGCGCTTTGTTGCGTAGAAATGGACATAAGGCTTGTTCGAATAGGGATCGCGCAAGATATTGGTCTCGCTCCGTTCGGCAATCAAATAGCCCGCCTTGAAATTGCCAAAGGCAATCGACAGGCTGTTTGCCGATATGTCGGGCATGTCTTCAG